GTTCATGGGTTTTGTCTGAGGAGTTCCTCGATTACATCGGAGCGGACACGGATGGTGCGCTTCGTCGCCTTCATGGCTGGAAGTTTTCCTGACCGGATCCACCGACGCACCGTCTCGGGATGAGTCCCGAGAGCCGAAGCAATCTCCTGGACGGTTAGAAGTTTTACGCTCACGCAAGCCAAAGTAGCAGCGTGTTGTAAACTGTCGAGAGTTTTCTTTCGGAAAGTTTACTCGTCGAAACCTCGTCGAGGTGCCATCGGGGTCAAAGACTGGCCGGATTTCTTCAATTCCTGAATGAATCGGTACTTTCCGATTGCCATGCCGCGATCGTAGGCTTTGTTCAAAAGTTGAACGCGAAGGTCATCCGAACCCTGGATGTAACTCTTGCTTCCAAAAACCACTTCAGCGTTTTTTCTTCGCCAGAATCCCACCAGTTGGGCGTAGCGGTCGAACTGCTCTGGATTGAGCTTCTCGAACGTGGTCTTTCCATAGGTAATCTGAGGATTTGGAATCGAAGGGATAACCCGATTGTCTGCGGTCTTTCGCCACACCTGATAGATGGAGGCGTTGAGTGGATCGGCTTCAATCTCGCGGGATTTCCAAGAATTCAGGAAATTAAACAACCAAGGGTTGCTGCCTTTTGGAGTCTGCAACACGGCTTCTCCCCAGAGATCCCGCTTGAGAGGAAGCTGCTTGCCATCCACAAATGGAAGCGCAGCATATTTTTCATTCAGCTCATTAGCGAAGCTTTTGATCACAGTATCCCCGGTGGTGACTGGAACAAACTCTCGTTGGGCGCGCATCAGGCTCCCTAGAATTCCCGGCTGAAGCGGAGATGTGGCGGTTGATAAGAATTTCTTGGTGATCGATTCCAATGCAGAGCCACTTTCATTTGAAAGGGCTTTGATGAAGCCGCTAATTCCATCCAAGAATCCTTGTTTTACCACAAAGTTGGCAGCACTGAATGCAATGGCACCGCCTGTTACAAGCCAATCTATCTCGTTTGTCCTGCTTCTTTCCTGAAGTCTTCTAGCGGTGCCAACCATCATTCCAAGCGCGCCGGCTGTTCCATATTTAGCGAGGTCTTTGACGTCATCTCCGGCTTGGAACCTTGGATCTTGTCCTTTCAAATATCTATACAAACCGCTGGTATTAAGAGTTCCTGGAGGCATCACGCCACCAGACTTGGCCAACTCACGGGCCTTGTTTGTTTCTCCTGGAGTGTCGAGGTTTGGAGTAACAAGACCTTTGTCGTATAGTTGATTCCAACCAGCGATTACCATTGAACCAATAAGAAGCTTAGAGGACGCAAGATTCCGTTCTTTTGGTGTTAGATTTTTCCAATTCCCAAGAATGTTAATAGCACCAACAGGAGTGTAAGAAAGAATCTCTGCCGCAAAATTTATCGGTGTCTTTTGAAACAGCGTTAGAATTCTATATGGAACATAAAAAGGTTTCGCTTTAGTTGTAATAAAACGATTTATTCCAGCAGCAGCCTCGGTTGCAATATTGTTTTGCTGAAGCACGGATCTTGCAGACTCAAATTCAATATAACCAAGATCATCTGCTGTGAATCCTTTAGACCCCTTTTCAAAAGCCCTATCACCAATTAAATATAAATTAGGATCTCTTTGCGCTACTTTTATTTGATCGTTGCTTAAGCCTCTTTTAATACCCATCTCTTCGATTAGAGCGGATCTTTCAGCGGATTTGAATACGTTATCAACAAATTGATTTATACGAAATATAACATCTGGGTATATTCCAAGGGTTGCTTCAAATGAGTTTCTTAGTATTGGAACATCTTTAGCACCATTAAATAGTCCGTCGTATACATTGCGGGCCGCTCTTGTAAAATTAAGCGGAGTTCCCGTATCAGAGCCAGCCTCATAAGGATTATATTCAGAACCTTTTTGTAATATCTTTAGACCTTCTGGAAGAGATCTTCTTAAGCTGTTTAATCTGGTTACCGTTCTCGCTTTTAATCCGTACGTATTTTCAAGTTTTCCACCAAACAAATTCTTATCAATTCCGTAAGCCAACATCTTCGCTGGCTCGCCTAAAATTAGGCTTAAACCAGCTCCTGTAAAGTTTCCTACAATAGAGATTGTGTTTTGAACTGATCCTTGAACAAGTGCTAAATACAACTCTGGCAAAGTTGAAGGATTCATTTTTGATATCTGAGTAATCAGATCAACATCAGCACTTTCCTTTAACGTGTTTGCTAAATCTAAATCTCGCGCAGCAGTTATCTGTGCGTTTTGATCTCCAGCATCAGCAGCTTCTTTTAGTTTTAATTTAGCATTTTTTACTGCATCAGAAGTGGTTCTATAAACATCCATCATGTCTCCCAGCTTTTTAAGCTGAGGGCCGTCTGGAGTTCTGCCCCGCTCCGCCATCGACTTGGTTACAAGATATATAATTCCTTCTCTGGTGGTAGAGTTGAGGAGTTTGGCCTGATTGATAAGTTGGCCAAACGTAGTGAGCTTCTTCGCTGTTTTAAGAGTGGTATCTACTACGTCGCTTATTCCTCCTGCTGCAAGCTGTCGGTTCATCAGCTCTACAGCCGAAGCAATTCGAACATTTGATTCTGGATCTACGATGTCAGCATTGAGTTCACCGGTTGTTTTTGCTGCGGCTTCTTGCTTGGTTTGCTCTAGGTTCTGTCTTTTGTAAGACGCCTCTGGAGATGCCGCTACGGCTTCACGAATGACCGGAGGAACGCCAGGAGCGGCAGCAACGCGCTCTGCAAACCGACGAGGCTGCATTCCGGTGGGCACTTGAACCGGGGAAGGCCGCTCTATCAGTCGAGCCAGTTGAGACCCAAATTCAGCGTCATCGAACTTGCCTTTGAAGTTCTGTCTGGCGTAACGGATTCCCGCGGCAACACCATCGGCCACGCTTCCACCAGCGCGGATGACGGCTTGAGCCACCATCAAAGCACCGTTCCAAGCCGCGCCCATGAGCTGAGGGAACGGGTTTGCACCAAGACCAACATCTACCTCAGCGCGAAGACCTTCGAGCTTCTGAGCAACTCCCTCTGCTTTCTGTCGGAACTTACCTTGAGTCTCTTCCAACGCCTTATCCCATACCTCGTTGAAGATTATATCTCTCGCTGCTGACTGGCCCGCCCGCTTCTTGCCAATGCCAAGGGACTTCTCGATTGATGAGCGAGTGACTTTAACAGGCTCGCCACGAGCAGCACCAGATTCAAGGGCTTCGGACATGGCTTCTGCGGCAAGCCGAGTATCCTTTTCGTTCAAAGCTCTACTAAGCTTTTGCTCAACGGTTTCAAGTGGGGTGGATGTTTGAGCAGCGGGTTGTCGCTGGGCAGCAATCTGTTCATCACGAGCTTTAAGACGTTCAGCCAAGATGTCGTCAACAGACCGAAGCGGAGTTCCTTTTGCTTCTATGGCCTCTCTGGCTGAAAGCTTCCCTCCCTCCCTGGGAGCGGGTCGTTCTACCGTAAGTTCAGGAGTGATGATTTCGCCGGAACGAACAGGTTGAGAAAGAACTTCTGGAGTTGGTTCTCCGCGCATCAACTCCTCGGCAGTAAACTCTCGCCGTCCAAGTACCTTCCGTATTGCGGCGGATCGTTCGCGAAGTGCCTGACGCTCACTAGCGCGTTGAGCTTGAACTCCCTCAGCAGTTGTAAGGGTTTCTGGACGAGCAGACTCAGCTTCTACGGCGATACGCTCGTCACGGGTACGGAGTCGTTCAGCCAGCAAATCCTCTACAGAACGAAGCGGAGTGCCCTCTATAGGCATCGCAGCCTCTGCTTTGATGACAGGGGGTTCAGGAGTTACAGTTCCTCTCCGAACCGCTGTAGCTTCTTCAGGAGTTACAGAAGCTCTCCTCTCCATTACAGGAGGTCTGTTCCTGTCCTCAAATATTTCTGCGACTGTCTTGAGTGGAGTTCCTGAAGCCGCTGCTGACCTTTCTAAGGCAGCTTGTTGAGCGGCTTCTTGAGACTTTTTCTGCTGCTCGACAAAGGCGTTTTCCTTCTCAAGAGCAACCCTTTCCTCATCTGGAACAAATCGAGAACGGGAGCGCGGACCCTCTCCAACGGGTTCCTTGCTATAGACGAACGGTTCATCAGGGTTCAGTTCGTTTACATACTTCCTGAATTGAGTCTTAAGATTCTCAACCGGAACGATCCGCTCCATCTGATCAAGTAGGCCACTGACTTGGCCTATCGCCTCACCAACGGTTTTCTTCTTAGAAGCTAGGTCGTTAAGGATATCAACCTCAGTGACATTTTTCCCTCGCACACCAAGCGAACGGGCTACTTCCGCTCCAAGACCAGCGGCAAACAATGTTCCGATCAAAGCCTCGTAGGAAGCTTTTAGCTTTTCCTCTGCGGTGGCGTTTGGATCTGAGATCGTCTGCAATGCAATGCCGGCGGACTCAGCGGACCCGCGAGTGATCTCTGGAACCAGCAAACGGGGAATGGTTTTTGCCGCTTGATCAACAGCACGAGCCGTTTCTGACGCACGAGTTAAATCCGCAATCTGTGCAGCGCGAACTGCGGCAGGAGTTGTTGATTCTGCAAACTCAGTCCCAGCAACCAACGCTGGAATACGAGCAGCCTGACGGGCACCGCCGGCAATGCCGAGGCCCATCAAGTTCATGGGGGACAAGAGATCCGCAGAGACTTGGCCGAACACCTCACCAGCGGGGCGGGTGACGTACTCGGGAATATACAGTTGCTCCGTTGCCACTTCTCCTAGCTTTCGTCCCAATCTAGCTCCCAGCTCACGCTTCTCGGTGGATGCAGAGCCAAGAGCCATGATGCCTTCTCGTTCGATACGAGAGGCTGCATCAAGCATTTCCTCTGGCTTTCGATAAGTGTCCCTACCAAGAGCCTTATCAATCAACACGCCAGGAGCTTCGCTTACTTGCTGAAGAACTCGTCCAGCGGTTGCGACATCTTGTGGGGTTGGACCACCGAACGCCAACGGAGCGGCAAGACGAGCCAATGAAGGGGCCACAGACTTGGCCTTCTCATACAGGCTAGTCGGCTCTTGAAGCACCGGAGCATTCGGATACTTCTGCTGCCCAGCAAAAGCGAATGCCCTATTGATATCCTCTTGATCTGGATCCCTGTCGCCTTCTAATTCAAGAGTAACGCCAGTGGCGTCATTTGTAACTTGATAGATTGGCATAATTACTTGCTTATACGTCTAACAGTAAAACCCTTAATGTCAGTGGGTTTTGTGGCTTCTGTTTTTTTTGCACCAGTAGCAGCCGGTTCATCATCAAAAGCTTTGTTTTCATCCTCTCCGAGTGATTCGTAATATGCTTTTCTCATCTCTCGCGTGTAGGATCTTGGAAACTCTATTCTTTCCATCCTCTGACCAGTCATAGGGTCCTGAGTAGAAACTACTTTTGGCTCGTCAGTTACTGCTTTCTTAAGTGCATTATCAATCAAAGCTTTATACTCAGGATAATTGGCAGCTATGTCTTTAAGTTGATCTGGTGTCCCACCTATTGGACCTAGGCTAATGTATCCGCTCTTTAGCTTGCGAGTTTCCTCTTCTTGTTTTTGTATTTGATCCTGATAGGATAATTGCTCTTCAAGTGATTGATTTGTTTCCAATGCCGGGATAGGCATAGCCATTGAACCACCCGGTTGATAATCAGGACGCGCTCGAAGCTTTCCGATCATTTGAGACCTGCGAGTCTCGATGGTTTCATCTTCCTTCTGCTTTTGTTCCCTAGACTTCTCAAAAGCTGACATCTCACGAAGCGTGTCGATATCGGGGTCTCCAAGGTTGTATCCGCGAGAACGGAGATATCCACCCATTTCAGGTCGAGCGCGTTCAATTTCTCTTTTGATTTCGGCTTCGCGTCGTGCATCCATTCGAGCGTTGATGCGTTCGTTCTCAAGATCTCGTTGCTGTTGATAAAGCAATGACTCCTTAGCTTTATTGCGGCTACGAATCTGCTCGTTGGTCCCAGTGAACTCGCCGGCAATGCCTCCGGTAAGCATGGAGAGACCCTTCATGAAAGGGTTGATGCGCTGATTGGCCTGCCGCTCAAGCATAGCCCTGATGTCCTCGTTTTCTTCTCTGGTAGCCATAAGATATAGTTTTTAACCCTGCAACGACCGCATCGCACCCCGTCTCCTGAATCCGCTCATGGCGGCATTCATGATCTGATCGGGATCGTAGTTGATGTATCGGTACTGGTCCTGCTGTTGTTGGGAGTTGGCCAGCAAGTCAGCGTAGAGCTTGGCGAAAGGATCGGCCTGACGATCGGGTAGAGGAACCTCTTTGGTTCCCTTGGTGGGGATTACGGTTTCACGCCTTACGAGAGGGGTGACTGGCTCCCTAGGAGGAAGGGGGGTTCCAGTGTAGGTACCAGTGCCGGTGCCGGTGCCGGGTCGAACTCCGCCACCGGGAGGTTTAGTACCTCCGCTGGGAGGGGTTACAACAGGAGGTGTAGTTACAGGAGGGGTTTTAGTTCCTCCTTGAGCAGGATCTTTTTCCCACACTCCTTTTTCCCAATTCCATTTATTTCCCTGATCATCAGGATAATAATCACCAACTTTTATCCCACCAGTTCCTGGAACAACCGTTCCTTCAGTTACACCTTCAGGGGTCACTATTGGTTTTTTAGTTGGTACGGTTGGATCAAATATTCTGTAAGGTGAATCCTTAAACTCATCACCCGGTTTAACTTCTGGTTTTGGAACATAATCAGGGGTAACATTAGTGGTTCCACCAGGACCAGCCACACCAGGACCAACAGATACATTTCCTCCAGTGTTATCAAACCCACCTACGCTAGTAGTTGTCGGTTCATCCGCTCCAACAGATTGATATGATTCAACTGGTGTTGGTGTTACTTGAGAAGTTGAAGGCGCGGTGTTAATTCCAAAATCAAACTTCTGAGGTACAACTCCTTTATCCAAATCTTCTTGAGACACTGAATACGCACTTGGGCGTATAATTGTATCCCTAATATTGTTTCTGTCAGCATAGAGAACATCTCCATTCTCCATTTGCCCGATAGGTATATAATCCGGAATCGTTCTTCCCGGGATTGAAACCGGTTCTCCACGAGTTACAACGCCTTGAGGAACCGAAGGTATTTGGCCTGCAAAGTCAGAGGGGTTTGCATCAACCACTCCGATTGTGCCACCAAGATCACCGGGTGGAACGAGACCTGTAAAACCATATCTATCCTCAGTCTTCGGATCCAGCGGGGTTCCGATTCCTGTTCTTATAAGCGCATCCTGCTCATCCGTATTTCCAATGTTGATTCGTTCAGTGGGTTGATCTCGGATGCCGTAATCGATGTTTCCAAAACCTACGTCTGAAGGAGCAGCCTTAAACTCAAAAGCTCCCGTTCTCCAGTTGTATGGAGCTTCTTGTCCATACGCATCAGTGCCATAAAAGTCTGTGTCCCCAATTCTAACACCTGCCATTCCTGGGACTAAATCTCCCATTTTTAATCCAGGGAATCCCGGGAACTCATCTACGGCATTGGCCTGATTCAGATCTTGAGCCAGATTATCGATTGCGTCAGCCATATATCAGTTTTTGGGGATTATGCTGTTGATTCGAGCTATCATCCAGTTGGCCACAAGCTTCTTGACCTTCGGCTTGTTCTTGAGCCACTTCGCGAACTTCTCGGCGTTGCTGTCGTAGAAGCTCTTGAACCACTTGGGTCCAACGAGTTCCTTCCAGAAGTAGAACGCCTCCCACTGATCGGGGATACACTCACGAGCAACGAAGCATCCGCCAAGCCCGAAGCCCGCGTAGGATGATCCAAGGTTTCCGATCGCACCAGCATACCCCTTAAACTGATTCATGAAGGAGTTCGCTTGATCGGACTCGTATTGGTTCTGAGCGTTGGTCAGAGCAAAGCCAGTGCCCATCTTCATCAGGTCTCCAGGGCTAGATAGCTGCATTCCCTGAGTATACTGAGGAGTAATAAACGGAGAAGCACCCTGCTGAAGACCACCTAGCTGGGCAGCTTGAGAGGATACGGGCTGGAGTCCTAGGGCGGACTGGACGTTGGCGATGTTCTGCTGGCGACCGGATAACATCTGCTGCTGAGAAGTAAGCTGGCCTGCAAAGCTCTGTTGCGCCGCGGTGTTCCGCTGGCCGGTGGCCGCGAGGATGTTCTGGAAGGCTTCCTGAGCGTTCCGATTGGCAGTGTCGCTCGTGCTTTGACCGCTCTGGAGCAATCCCATTGCAGCGTTCCAGCGTTGAGAGTTGGCGTTTCCAAGAGCGTCTTGAATTGCGAGCGACTCACGAAGAGCCGAAGGATTGCCAAGAACATTGCCAATGGAACTACCGCGAGCGCGAGCGGCCTGCTGGACTCGTCGCTCCATGCTTGGATCCAGAGTGCCAACCTGAGAAAGACCCTGCTGGATCTGGCGTTCAAGCTCGCTACGGATCAACTGAGAAGCCCCGGTATCCTGTTGGGCACCGGGCATCCCAACCCTCTCGTAGGTAGGAGATTCTACCCGCGTATCCGGAGCGGCGGCATCCCCTTTAACATCGCTGAGGAACTGCTCATAGAGATCGAACTTCCGAGGATCAAGAGCCTCCAGCTCGCTTCGACGCTGTTGGGCAAACTGCGTTCCATACTCCTTTGCAAGCTTAAGCTGATTGCCCGTAAGCTCAGGTGCAATGGCAGCAGCGGCCCTAGCAAATGTTTCAGCTATCTGAACATCTCCAATGGGCTTGTAGATTATATTTCCCTGAGCATCTCTTAGCGCATTTCCCTTATCATCTACTTGCTTACCGCTAAAATCATATTCCTTGCCGTCATAAGTAATGGATCTTCCAAGCCTAGCGGCTGCATCTAATGCCCTTAGCTTTGGATACGTTTCAGCTTGGGCTTCTACAGCCTCTCTGTTAGCGGCTGCTAAATTCGGTGCCTCATATGATGCGCCCATAGGAAATCCTTTCGTTCATAATCAGTTTGAAGTACCTGTCAAAATCGTACAATCGGTTAATGCCTTTTCTTAAACCACCCAGCTTAGTGACGTTTTTAGAGCACAACCGCATCATGGCCAACCAAAGGGTTTGAACCGCATACGGCTCGGTGCCAATGGCAATCTCGATCCACGCGATGTGACCTTCTGGGAAGTTGTTGTTGAGATCCTCGGATTCCTCAATGGAGTTTAGAAACCGAACAGCTCCAACACCGACACACTTTCCTTCATCGTTCTTCACAATGCCAAACAGTTTCTTGGAACTAAAGATTCCAATCCAGTTGAGGATCTGATCCTCAGTCCATGACGAGCAGGTTGGCCAATGCTCTCGCAGTAGCTTGGCCGCTTCGATGTTTGTTGGATGTGCGGTCATTGCTGAGGACGCACAGAATCGACGAATCCTGAGAGAATGGTGGATTGCAGAGACAAGCGACCAGCGTCTGCGGTTACCTTGAATTGCAAAGTATTCCAGCGGCCTTGGCTTATCAGGTTGTAAGCCTTCAGGAACTTCTGGCTTGAGGTGATCGCCAGCGCGGAATCAAGCGTAACGAATGTGTCCGACATATCCTTGGCCAACGACACCGCGGCGGTCGTGGTCGAGGTGGTGTACGGGTTATCGAAGGCGAACTGAACGCTGTACCCGATCTTGTCGGGGATAGGTTCGTTGAGGTTGTAAGCCTTGGTGATTACCGTGGATTCGTAATTCGCACCGCCATCGGTGTACGCGGAGCTTGAGACCGGATTCAGTCGGCTGTTCGGGAGGTAATCGTTGAAGGACCAGACCTGGCCCGCTCCCGCTGACACCGAGATGATGTCGCCGGCAAACATGAGGACGGGTCCAAATGTTGAGAACGAGGTTGGAATGAAGTCGTTTACGATCCAGTTGTCCCAGTAACCAAGCCAAGAGCGGGCCAATGAGTGGTAGACGATGACCGCGTTGTTCTCGTTGAGCGCACCTTCGAGGGCGATATCGAGGCTGTTCTCGGTCAGGAGCGCGTACTCGCTTTCGATTCCGAGGATCGCTGGTTCATCGGCAACGAACGGAACCGCCAACAGATAGCGGTTGTTCCAGAATACACCGTCGCAGAGATCGAGCTTGGTCTTGTCGATGCGACTGATGAGGTCGTTGATCGGGCTGGAGAGCGCGAGACCTACGCTCGTCTGGGTACCGGCTTGGATCTGCTGGAGAGATCGGATGCCGTCGCGGGAGAAGAAGAATACGTCAGGACCAACCGCGGTGATGGACCGGTGCGATGAGCAGCCGATATTGCCGCTGATGAGTGAAATGGTCCAATCGGCAGCATCCTGCGTAGGATCGGCATTTACGCTCCAAATAGAGCGTTCCTTGAAGACGATGAGTTGATAGCCAAACCAAGAGTAGAGTCCCTTGATTGGATCCCCATCGCCACCGATCCGAAGAGACCCGAGAGGATCCCAGGATTCGCCATCGAGGATATCCGAGAAGTAGAGGGTATCGGGCTGGATGGATGTATCCGCAGAAACCGCAAACAACCGATTGGTATGGGTGGTAAGAAAGATCGGTTTGGCAGGAGGCGTGAGCGATACAAAGGCTACGGCGTGAGATGAATGAGCCGGAGAAATAGTAATCGCTGGAGCGGTCGTATAGCCGCTTCCAGGATTGGTGATCGTTATGAATACGAGATTACCATCGTTAGAAACAACCGCAGTGGCCGTAGCCGTGATGCCGCTGGGAGGGGCTGCAACGGTTATCGTTGGAATGGAGCCGTGATTCGATCCCTGATTGATGACATCGATGCGGCTGATTTTGCCGGCTGTGGTCGAACTGTTGAGGTTCGCGCTTGAGACGTATTTAAGCGTTCCTAAACCGTCTGAATAAAACAATTTGTCATTTAATTGCGCAAAATAGACGTAGGAAGCGGAAGCGTTGAGCGTTGAACCCGAAATCAGATTGTAGGAAACGCCGGGTGATCCGAAGTAGAGGCTCTTGGTGGAGGTGCTAAGGTCATTAACAGCGATGACGAGTCGTTCGGATGCGGCTGTGTCGAAGTAGAAACCGGACAATACCGTCGCGTTGATGGGAAGATTGCTGCCGAAGTTGGAAGTCGTTGACTCCCAGTTGGTGATGATGTCCTCCCAGTTGGCGGTGATGCTGTTGCCTGCCAGTGAAACGGCTCCTAGACGAGTGACGAGATTGCCGAAGTCGTCATAATCCATGTTGATGGCCGATTCCATGCTGGTTGCAGGAATGCCATCGGGACGAGTGGCTGAAATTACGCCGGTTGAAAACCCAGTGCTTCCATCCAGAAGCATCTGGTCATCGAGAGCATCTGAGGATTGGAATGGCATGGCGGATTACAGGATGTCTTGGAACGTGTAATCGTACAAGCTATCTGGGATGATGCGGCTGATTTGCTGTTGTTGGCCGCGTTCCATGTCTTTCATGATGGAGACCTGAGCGGCTCCTTCTTGGAACTTGGCTTGGGCTTTACCGTACTGCCGAGAGTATTCGAGGAGATCGCCTTCGGTGTAGGCCATTAGAGCGTTCTCTACGCCTCGCAACTCGAAGTTGGTATCGTTGGAGATGGTGACCGCCTCACCGAACTGCCGCATCTGCGACTGTTTCTTGGCGAGGATGAACAGAGTGCCATCGGCATTGGGCGTGGGAACGAGCTTGATGCGGGGAACACCGGCCTCGCCATAAGCTCCGCCGATCAATCGAGTCCAGTTAACAAAGTTGCCGGGGGTGGCTTTACGGCTATCGACGTTGTTCCAGGTGTTGGGATCGAGCTGGAAGAACGAGACCCATTCCGCGGCGGGCACTTCGAGGCCATCGGTATCTCCGGTGACCGTGAAGCGGATGGCTACGGGGAAATCGATGAAGGTATTGTAACCGGTCCCTGAAGCGTAAGCGGAGGCAACGTAATCCGAGAGGGTGATCATCTCATCGCCGGCGGTGACCGGATGAGAGATAATGCCGAGGGTATCGTTCCACAGGCAGGAATCCCAGATCATCGAGTAGCGGCGGATACAGAACTTCTTGGCCAACGCGATGGTAGCCGAGTCTGTGAACGACAGCTTGTCGCAAGCCGCCTGAGCCGCTTCGGAGGGTTTCATGCGAAGTATTCTTGCAAGATCATTGATGAGCTGGTGCGGGCAAGGCTGTCAGCGTTAACTCCATTAGTAACATCTTGTAATGTTCTATTTACCCATATTGATGGGAAATTCGTTGGACCAGTGGCGTACAAATGGATCTTGTAAGTAACAGCGGATGCGGATGCCGGTGAATCAAGAATCTGGATGAATTGACTAGTGAAAACACTTCCACTAGTAGATCCAGTGCTATTTAAAGGAGCAATGCCGTACAACAATGAACCTACGTTATTTGATCCAATTTCCGTTCCATTACGAGTTATTCTGAATGCTCCGTAGGATAATATTCCGGAAACTCCAACGTTGATAGCTATAGTAACCAACACCGTTGAGGCTGTGGATCTAGGAGTAATCGATGTGGTAAGCACCGTTATCTCAGTTCCTGATCCAGCACTTGTGGCAACAAACGGACTTCCTCCAGCGGTGGAGTCTTGATAGAGAGTCTGTTTTACTTGAGGAGCAGTTGTCGCACTTATCCCCAACGAACTGGCGGGAACAACCTTAACCTTGCTAGAATCGTTTGCGTCAGTGATCAGCACCTTGTCGGCGGCAAGATCTATTGTAGCACTAAGTATATTTGGAACCGTGATCTGATCTGAAAGAATAACTACAAGATCTGCCGGTGCGCTTCCAAGCGTAGTGTCTCCGTTAACGGTTAGGTTTGCCGCCATCGTTGCATTGCCGGTTACGCCAAGGGTTGTGCCAACAGTAGCCGCTCCCGTAACAACAGCACTGGCCAACGTAGAGACTCCGGTAACTCCGAGAGTAGTCCCAACGGTAGCGGCTCCGGTGACTCCAACGCTTGCTAATGTGCTTGCTCCCGCGACTCCGAGGGTGCCTGTAACGGCGGTGGCACCGGTCAGTGTGGAGGTACCAGTAACCGCGAGGTTTCCTGGGACCGTGAGGTTGCCGGTGAGCGTGGTTGCTCCGGTGACATTGAGCGCACCGCCTATGGTCGCTGCACCGCTTGTAGCGAGGCTTGAAAGGTTGGTAGCCCCGGTGACAGCCAAAGTACCCGCAATGGCCGTGTTGCCGCTTGCAGAGGCCACTGTGAGCTTGTTAGTGGCTACACTGAAATCTCCGGTGGTATTGACTGCGGCGTTGGAGACTTGGAGTGCGGAGTCATTGCCACTGCCGTCGCTGATGGCTTTGAGCGTTGCGCCTACGGTGGAGTTGTCGGAGTTCTTGAGTAGGCCAGTGTAGGTCGATGCAACGCTACTGCCTGTGAGTGGTGTTCCCATATCAGTTCTTCGGTAAAACGTACCAACCTGCCGGCAGCACCACCTTGGATGGTCCCACCAGCTTCTTATCTTTGTCGAATCCGTAGACGCTGGCCGTTGTAGGCTTGGCCAGCATCACCGGATCACCGCTTGGCACCAGGACCACCCGTGTCATCTGGCAACCCAGGCAGGTCAGCAATGCGGCCAGCCAAATCGCTCTTGAGGGCTTCGGGAGCTTGGCCATGTTGCACATCGGTAGGTGGTGTTGCTCGTAGGAAGTCGAGGATTGCCCGAAGGATCTGGTAGATCCAGTTCACGCCTTGGGGTCGATGGCGGTCTTGTCGGCATCCTTGGCCAGGATCAAACCAATGCCAGCGGTGACCGCGGCAATGGTCGAGGCGATGTCGATGTTGGTCGCAGGATCACCGTCGAAGGCAGCCCGTAAGGCACCACCGACAGCGACGAGAATGGCACCGACACCGGCGAGAGTTGTTTTCGTGTTTTTCATTTAGAGCGGAATAATCGAAACGCTGCGTAACAGGCGCAAAGTAAGCCAATCAGCGCGGTGATAAGGCGAACCCAGTCGGTGAGGGCTGGAATAAACGAAACAGCGGTGGCACCTGCCGCTGCTGCAAGGCTGAGTCCAGGGCTGGTGCTGCTGTTCGTTGGTTCCATTACTCAGTAGGCTGTGCGGCTTCAACCACCGGATTCGCCGCTTTGTAAGCCGCGACAACCGCAGGAGTCCACAGCGCATTCGCGATATTCACAACCTCGGTCGGCTGACCAGTAAGGTCGTCACCGGGGTTCAATGTGTATTGCAAGGTAATCTCAGACCCGACAACCGCGCCGTCGCTGTCGTAATCAATTCCGGTCGTGACGAACAGCGAGTTGTTCTGATTGCACTGCACTGAGACGATATCAACTGGTACGATCATTGGATGGTGGGTTGGAGGTTGGCGTTGTAAGCGGTAATCGCGGCAGGAGTCCAGACGGCGTTGGCAATCGCGACAACCTGCTCGGGCTGACCCGTAATGTCGTCACCGGGATGCAAGCAGTAGCGGCGGAATGTGGAGGCTTTAACAACCTCGCCATCGACGATCTGGTCCGACAGGCGAACCTGAAGGATGGTTGAAGGAAGAACCTCGCAGAGAGAGAATATGGTGCGTTCGGTGAGCATATAATTAGACGTTGTAAGTTATGTTTGCCCAAATGTATTGAACAGAACCGGGGTTAAATGTTACATCGGCAAATGCAGAGTTAGAAACAGATGAGTACATAGAAATAGCTGTTCCAGATGCTGTACACAATCCAAAAATAGATCCAGTGAATGTTGCTGCTCCGTAAAAACCAGCACTTGCGATGGTTTCTACAGTTCCGTTTGCAAATGGTAATCCAGAAATGGAAATTCTTCCTGAATATCCTGTAGTAATTATATTTGAGAAAAACACCTGAGCAGTTACTGTTCTGCCTATCTTAGTGTATTTACCAACTGTTGTTAAAAGAGTTGCAGGATTAGTAACAGTTCCATTCAACGTAGCGGTAAACGTCCCCTCCTCGTAATCGTTCAGTAGCTCGGAGGTCATCGTTCCGCTGCCTTCGGTAGTCGCGGAGAAGTCGATGCCTTTGCCGGATGTAGTCATCACTACGTTGCCGGTGGATATGGACACGTCGCCTGATGTTTCGATTGTAAGACGGCTTGCACTTGCAGTTTCATCCGAAACGCTAAAGCTCCCAGACGGATTAGAAGACAGAGCATATCGTTTTCCAGAACCACCGCTGGAGTTTAACTGCAACTGCGCGGTATTTCCGCTAGAGCCTTGAATGAACACCATTCCGAATCCAGACGCGCCTTCAACTTGGATGCGTCCGTTTGTAGCTCCATTGACTTGAAGATCGTAACTAGGACTCGCCGTACCAATACCCACCCGATTGTTCGTCGAATCAACCTTCAGCGTACTCGTATCCACCGTCAGATCGCCGGTGATGGTGGCGGAGCCAGCGGTAACGAGTCCGGTGACAGTCAATGCTCCACTCGCGGTTGGAGAGGATGAGAGGATGTTGTTTACGCTGATCTTCTTAGTCGTACCAGATGCGGCCATCGTGGTATCGCTGACATCAACGATAGGGATAACGTCATTAGCCGGATCAGCGGCGGTCAACGCCGTCAGTGCTGTGATCTTTGTGTCTGCCATATTATTCTACGGTTAAAATGAATTTGTCGGATGCTTCGGTTAAAATGAGATCGGTGCCCTGCTCAGTTGCCATTCGATCGTAGGTGCCAAAAGACAACACGATCTTCCCAGTTCCATCCTCTTGCAGTACGAAGAACTCGTCTTCCTGCAATAGATCCCGGCGCACGATCGGCAGATCAGCGGGCGTGACGTTTCCGCCAGACCCACTCGAAGCCAATCGTGTTCCAAGAGCGAGTGTCACGGTTAGGAGCTGATGATTCCGTTGAACGCGACCACTTGACCACTGGAAATCTGGAAGCTCGTAATCGGCCCAGGAAGCGTAATGCCAGCGGGGATAGCCACTGTGGACCAAGAGCCGCTGATTCCATTACCGGTGATCGAAGTGAAAGTGGTGACGGCAATCGTGGTGATCGCAACGAATGGGCCAGTGGTCAACGCGGTAGAGGTCACGAGCTGGAAGCCCGCATTGCCCATCGAATACTCGGTTGCCAGATTAGATTCTATGCTCATATGTCCCAAATTTTACGGATCTGATTCTTGCTGAAAGTGCTTTCAAA